TGTGGTTGAAGCAACTACTAAAGGAGCTGTTCCGGTAACAACTGTACTTTCAAGTGTTCTGGCCTTAACAGTGCCAGTCGTCTCTAACAAATTAGTACTGGGATTATAGGTTAAATTTGAATCTACATTAATTCCGCTGTATCCACTTAGTCCCCCCACAAAAGCCGGATATTGTGTTCCTACTGTATTGGTAGCAGTGATTTTTACTGCGTCGGTTTGTGCTGATCCGGCTGCTGTAGTTGCCGAAGTAATATTTCCGTACAAATTAGTGGCCCAGACTTCGCTAAATCGATATCCACTAGATCCCAATACTTTGGTATTGTCCTCTAAAGGAACTATTCCTGTGTTATCAATTTTTAAAGAAGTAGTCGAAAAAGAGTATTGATCACGTATTGTTAACCCTTGATAAATTTTAGGGAATCCCACAATAGCTGGGTTAGGTACAAATTCCGCCCCACTAAAAATTCCCACAATAACATTGGCAATTTTTACCAACAAAATAGCGTTTCCAGCATTAGAACTAGCTGCGATTTCAGTGTCGCCAGTGGGTGGAACATAAGGGCCAATTGTTAGCCAGCTAGACCCTACATAAAGTTTTAATTTGTTTTCGGGACCGGATGTATCAAACCATAAATCCCCGGCTACAGGATTTGTTGGTGCGCTAGACGAAATATTTGATGTGGCTACGTTTTTCCAAGAAGTAGCAGCCTCGGCGGCATTAACTTTTACTTTAATTGCTTGTTCGGCTGAATTATACCAAAGTTGTCCAATAAGAGCATTAGCTGGGAATTGTGTTGAGGAAAAATTTTCTAACATCTTAACAAAATTTTCGTTTAGGGCTTCTCCATACTGTGTTTGTCCTCGCCCAAATAACGATACTCCACCAACTGTTTGAACAGTTTTGTCTTCCAGTGGTGTAGGTAAAGGTGTTCCGTCTGTTTTGTTAATCGTGTACGCCATCGATCAGCTCCAATCTTTTACTTATTTATCGGTTCGCTATAGTTTATCCAATTCACAAAATTCAATACTACATCAACGGGAATAATGTAAAAAAGTCCCGTTTTACTTCCTTTTTTTTGTAATTTGTCTAATCTATGTTTACCATCGATTAATCTATACTTTAAATTTTTTGGATTGATCATTGGTGAAACTATCATCGGATAATCGGTATTTGCTCGATGATATCGATAATGTTGTCTTTCAAAATCAGATACAGTTTTATAAGCAACAAGATCAAAAGATATTAATTCTGGCTGCAATCTATGAACTTTGATATAAGGAAACAGAGTTTTTTTACAATCAACATAGCCAACTTTATTGTCAATTTTCCATTCGTCAATAAACCAATGTTTCATCTTAGATCATAAATTCTATAACCGAAACTATATCTATTACATTCACTGTATACTGCATGCCAAAATAGATCTTGATCACTACAAAAAAATTGGCGTATCACAATAGGTTCGTTATCCCAATCTTCGACCATCGACTCGTTTTTGATATATTTAAAACAAGATTTGTTAACTTGATCTACTACTGTAATATAAACTCTTGAGCTAGGAAAATCGCTGTTAGTATGCCAACTCATATAGCCACCCGGTGGATATAAAAAATGTCCCGACGGATTTATAGAATGATTAGGAAACATTTCTAGTAGAAATCGAATTAAATTTCTATTTAGATCTTGTGCTTTAAAGTTAATAAGACTTTTGTGTTTTGCTACAGGACTATCAGTTGTTGAAAGAGTTTGCCAGTTTTCGTAAGAAGTATAATTTCGAGCTATTTCTTTATCTAAACTGTTTTCGCTTTTCTGTATCCTAGATAGATTATCTAACAGTTTATTTTCGAATTCTCGACAATCATTGAGCAATGATTTATAGTTGACCCTTATACTTGTCATTATAGTCGATTTGTAATTCAGCTGGAAGTATCGAAACAAAATCTTTAAGAGTGTTTATAGCAGCGAAATTAAATGTGTCAGGAAGATCTCTGAGTCGTTTTTTATCGTTTTCTATATGTTGAGATAACCCTAAATTAGATTGACCTATTGCTCTTAACGCCAGAATGTCAAGTTCAGCAAATGATTTATTTCTTAGATCACGAATAACTTCTAAGTAACCAACTTTTAATTTATTAGGATTAATAACAATATCGTTGCCACGTATTTCTAAATATTCAACCATAAAGATTTTTAAGTAGTCTTCGGTAGTAAAATGATTCAAATTGATCTCTTTTTCTATATAGTGATGAACGCTAGAAAGATCAAGTTCTTTGCTCAATTCTTGCCAAGACTTATCTGTTATAATTGATAATAATTTTGAATCTCTTGGATCGTAATAATAATAAATTTTTTTCATAATTATCTTACAATAATAACTCTAATATAGTTGTCACCGCTAACTCCATCAGCAAAATATCTATAAAAAACAGTCGATGTGTCAACATCGTCTTGAGCATGTACTATACGAAGACCAGATGTTCGAGTTAATCTTATATCAAAATATGTCGATTGTTGTGTATTGATATTGGCTGCAACTAAATTAATGTTTTGTGTTTCCACTGAATAGTCAAATACATCATTGTTGCCAACAACACTAACAATCGGAATATAATCTATGTTACCTGTTTGAATACCTACATTTAAATTAACTCGATAACCGCCAGCGGCAAATCTTGTTATTGTGACATTTTTTTGTAAGTTATTGAATATTGCACCAGTGGTTGCGTCAAATATAGCATACCCAACAATGTTATTCCGACTATCAACATATTGTTTTGTTGCTGCACCCAAATTAGTGGTTGGATCAGCATTTAAAGTCAATCCACCAGTTAATGTACCGCCAGTTTTAGGCAGATATCGCTGATCTAAATCAATAGAAGTCAATGCAGTTATGTGCCCATAACCGTCGACTGTAATATTTCTAATTACATTTCCATTTAAATTATTTGTAGATTGAACAGTAGAAGTATCGGTGTGTTCTATTAAAATAGCTTTTTTGGCATTATCGACCTTTACATCGATAGCGCCACCACCAAAAACCTCTAAAGTTTCTTCGGGATTACCGGCAACTACTCTTTTATTTTCGGCACCTATTTCTGAGTTCTCGTTTACCCAGGTATATCCTTCAGTAGGTATCGAATTAAATGGAACTAGTGTTTTAAACGAATTTGATTCACTACCGCCTGTTATAACTGTTTCTGTCGCATGTCCATATGAGTCGTATTTAAAACTAATATTTTTTACAAATTGATAGCCGCTAAGTCCCGATGCAACAACCGGGGGGATTGTTGACGTAGCCGCATGTCTAACCTTGGGTTCAGATCCAGCTCCGGATCCATTCTCAATTACAACACCATTTTCTCCGGTTATTGACTTTACGTAATTTCCAGTAGTGTTAGTTCCTAATGTCACTGTACTCAATGACGAAATAGTTCCTAATGTAGGCTTATTTGTAAGTTTAGTATAATCGCTATACTCACTACCTTGTTTTCCGTCTAAGAGATCGGCATTTAAGTTAGTAACCAATGCAGTGCTAGATATAGTCAACGGTGGAGCACCGACTAGATTTTCTGTTAAAGTTAAGTTTCTAAAAGTCGGCGTAGCTTGATTGTGTATATTTTGCGGAAGGGATAATTGAACACCCGAAGAAGTAGGAACAGTGCTAATTTGATTAGTAGTACCAACAACATTATTAGCAGTCGGTACTACTCTCCATGTTTCGATTGGTCCTTGATAGACTTTTAGTATTCGAGCCGATTTGTCATACCAAAGTTGTCCTAATATTGGTGCACTGGGAGGAATATCGCTGGCAAAATGCTCTAGTAACTTTAAAAAGTTTTCATTAAATGCTTCGCCATAATTGTTAAAATTTTTACCGATAAAGGTCAATGATGTTTTTGTATCATCTTTAGTCCCATCAGCAAGAGTAAGTAACACTGATTGATCGGTTCTATTTAGTGTATATGGCATAGCAGTCTATTACACTCCACTCAAGTTAGTTAGTGTTTGAATTCGTATAGTATAATCAACTTGAATTAATCGATTAAGAGATTTTTGTATAGGATGAAAAATCACATGGGTAAGCAATTTTCCGGCTGAATTTTTAATTCCTAGCTCATCAAAAACATAGGCATTGTCTAAATTGGCACTGTTATCAACTGCTTCTTGATTAGCAGGTTCGCCATAATCTAATGTGCAACTTATTAAAATATCTGTGTAAACTTCGCCAGCTAAATGACGTATAGTCATTTTATTTTTGTTAACATCGGTATTACCAACAGCTCCAGAATCAATGACTTTAGAATAAGTTGGGTTGTATAGATCTGAATTTTGAGTATTAGTGTTGGGCGGCAAGTAAGTTATAACACCAGTAGAATCAATGCTAGTTCCACCATTGCCAAATGCCATAGTTAAAGCCGTATATCCTGTTTTGTTTGCTAAAGAATAAGCCAATGCTTCACTCATATTTTCATAATGAATTTGGTTATCCTTATCAACTAATACTTGTTTAGTCACTGGATCACTGATAGTGACATGACCGTGTAGCATTGTAGTTACCAACATTTTTATAGATTATCCTTTTATTTTAAGCAGAACTTCGCCAGATTCTGGATCGGATATGGTTAGTTGAGCTTGTAAAAACAAGCCAGCACTGACATCCGGAACAATTGTTTGCTCATCGATTTTTTCTGGTTCGTTTGCTTGTGTTTGTTCATTCATCATTTATTTATCTATCAATTAAACTGTATAACTTAGATATTGTTTCATAAATCCAATTTCAGGGCTAGTGGCTTGTTCTGCAGAGAGGCCAGCACGTACAGTAAATGCTACTGCTAGATTATGCGAACTGCTTAAGAAATAAGTACCAGCACCACCAAAGGGAGAACCTATAGGATCTGTTGGGCCATACCCGGTTATCTTGGTATTTGGTGCTACCCCGGGGCCATATATGGTTTGATTTAATACAAATGTACCAGTTATCGGACCTGTAATCGTCATTGTAGTTCCATTGATTGTGGCCTGTCCTGTTGCGAATGGTACCCAAATTTTATTGTCTCCGGTATCTAACATTTGATTTTCGCTGGCACTGGTTACACGAGTTCCGGCAGCGTGTACAGTAGCGATACCAGTTCCGTTAACTCCACGAATAATTTGTCCTAATACATTAGTTTCTGTATTCAATGTCCAATAGTGTATTCTTTCCCCATCAATATAAATTACACCGGGTTTGTTATCAACCACAGATGGTTGATACATGTTGGCAGCACTTACTAACTTAATTTGTTTATCTGTAGCATTTAGTGCTTGAGCTAATGTAGTTGTATGGAAATTACTTATTCTATAATAGAATCTGGTTCCGCTTAGATTATTTCTAACATTAACAAAGCTATTAGCCGGATGTGTTTTTGCTGGTCCGTTAAGTCCCCTTGTTAATCCAGAAACTACTCCAGTTTCTTTGTTATAAGCACTGTAAGTCATTAGTTCGCCATTGATCATTATTTCAGGGTATCTCGAATCTGGGGTAGTGATTATAGGACCAGTCACTGGTGTCATTAACGGACTTTCTCCAAACAATTTAACAGTAAATTGTGTATCTGCAGGACTGATTTCCTCGATGATTTGCACTATACCCGAAGAATTCATATTCGCATCTATTAAATTACTGTTCATAGTGTGGAACTGTCTCCAACCTATAACAGTATTTGTAGTAGTTTTGTTAAACACACGAATTTCTAATGTATCATAAATTCTACCCGGAATCAATTCCTCGGGTGCATGACTATTAGCAGTATCAACAAATCGCCCACCATTAATGTCAATATCATCGGAGTCAACACCTAAACTAGTATCTAGGAAAGAACTCTTATACCAAACATCTAAGTTTTTAAGTTCTGGAGATACTTCTCCTTCAAGTAACACATCAAATTCAGTGACTTCTTCTTTTTCTAATGTCCAAGTACCGTTTCGAGTTCCTCCGCCCACAGAACTACTGACTTCAATAATTAAATCACCAGTGTTTTCGTTGTAACTTGTTACAACACCGACCATATAATTATTAATATCCCAAATAACTCGAATAGATTGTGTTTCTTTTATGGCCTGACCAGTCCCAATGTTTATCAAAATCGGGCCAGTATTTGTCATAGTAATATTAGCTGTTACTGTAGTCTTAAAGAATTTTTCACCCTGTATTTTTACTCCAGGATATTCTAATCCAGAATATAATGCCCGAAGATCGTCGGCGATCATTCCGGGTAACGGATTGTAATAGTAGTAACTGCGTTTCATTGCAGAATTTAAATCACCAACCGACGCTTCTTTATAATCCAGCAAGGTAACAGTAGCACCAGCTAAATGTGTTGCAGGTTCAGTGTCAAATTGAGCTCGTTCAACTCCGATTAGTGTTGTAGATCCAGTGCTTGCTGAATAATAAAATATTTCGTCGTCGATTTTAATATAACCTTTAGTCGGCATACTGGTTATATTATTCAACACAATCTGCTGGAAATAAGAATATGGCCCAATTGATGTAATTGCAGTTGTTAGTGTTTTAGTTACCGTATATGAACCCAATGCTTGTCCTTGCTGAACATAATCATTTAATACAGTATAAATTTTATTGTTATTGATAAAGAAATCGCCGGCTCGATATTGTGTCGGTACAAGAACTGATCCTATAACAAAATTTGATATTGTACCTGCGTATTCGATTCTATCAAATTTTATTCTTGTGTCAACAGTTCTTACTTTATTATTAACAATATTAGCTTTAAGTACAGCACCAGAACCCAAACTTCCGTCAGGATTGGGTACTGGATAAACTGTTATTGTTGGGCTTGAAAAAAATCCTCCGCCAGGATTATCAACTCGAACGCTGGTTATTCGACCTGCATTAAGCACAGGAACTAATCGTATAGAACCGTCACCTCCGGTTACAACCAAAGTCGGTTCGGTGATATAGTTTTCTCCAGAATTAATTACGTTCACTACATTAACACTATAGGAATTGTTCTCTTTCCAATATTTCCAAGGTGGGCTGTTAATAATATCGTCATCCTGCCCTGCCACTGGATGTCTATATCGATTTAATTCGGCATCAAAGAATACCGGATAATCAAAATCAGTAACATCCATCTCAGTGTTATCCAATCCATTATAATTTAATAGATATTCCCTTATCTTAGTTTTGTATGGTTTTACTTCTTCAATATATGATTTATAATATTCTTGATTATCCAATACATAATTTGGATATGGGATTAATTTACGTATCTTATGCTCAACCGAAATAAAGCTAGTTTTGAATAACCAGTCGGGTTGATTTTGTTCGAAGAGAACATATTCAAACATAACAAATATCGATCTATTAAAAATATAACTTAAATCTTCAATTGTTATATCTTCTTTGATAGTTGTTAATAATAATCGTAAATCAACAGAGGGATTATAGTCATAAAATCCGTCATCGAAGTTAATAGAATCAAAACCAATTCCGCCAGAGTCAGGATCAAATATCAATGAGCTAATTTCAATAGTAGCATTTTCTAGTGCCAATGGATCATACCCAGATTCTGTTTTTTGATAAACTCCCCATTGTCCACTTCCGGTATTGTTTATTTTGATTAGCTGTCCATTTTGTATACCAGTTTGTGGTGCTGCAGAAAAGTCCGAAACAACATAATCAGGAACTGTTCTTGGATCATATCCTTCTTTATACCAGTTTCGATAAGTCCAGAAGTTTGATACATTATATTTTTGTGTACTGGTAATTACCAATGTTCCGTTATTATTTTTGTATATAGACCAGTTATTGTTTCTATTGCGGTCTGCACGAACTAAAAATCGACTTTGATCGGCAACATAATCTAAATCAACAGCAAGAAGTTGATCGTAGGTGTCAAATTCATACTCGTAGTTACTGTCGTTGGGAACAGGATCGCTGGTCAACAATCTTGTTAGATCTCTACGACCAACAATAATATTCTTAGCAAGTTCTCTATTTAAATATTCAACGTATACTTTGGCAGCATCAAGTCGACGAACAAACATACTTTGTCGTGGTCGTATTGCGATACCATAGCGTTTATTCTGTGGTAACAACTGGTCGGGTATTGATTTAGAAACTGTTACTCCGTTAACTTCGATGTTCATTTCCCCAATAATACTGTCAAACATTTTGTCAACGATAAATTCAGGAACAACATCAACATCATTTTGTTTCAGTAAATGCCATTCGTTGTGTACAGGTAAATCTTGTTTTTCTGTGTTTCCGATTATCTTAAGTACAATATCTTCACCTGTTAAAAACTGTCTGCAGTTATATAGAGCTAATGAATGATCGTCTAGTATTGCAGCATAAGGTATTCCTTGCTGTAATGGTTGTTCGATGATATTCTTAATTCCTGCGATGCTGATGTTTCTTCCGGGAATTTCAGTTATCTTATTAATTACCCAAAAATAGTATCGTGTTTTTAATAAACCTGTTTGTGTATCTACGATTTGTATTTCGGTATAGGCACTATTGTCGGGGTGTTTTGGTACACCCGATAATCCACTGTTGACATATTCGCTGGGCAATACAGGACTTTCGACCCATTCGTAAATATCAATTGACGATCCCGGGAATAGTTTACCCCAGTTATCAAATCTAAATTTAATATTATCTTGCTGATATTCAACATAACGAACAGTATCAAGATTCCACCATACACGACCTACATGCAAGTTAGACCAAAAATATCTTCCCGAAGATGAAATGTTAATTCCATCAACTACATTATAAACTGCAGGATCAAATGCAGCACGATAATCGATTTCCTGTTCTGCTGGACCGAGTACTTTGCCTCTTAAAGGATCAACATTATCTAAATAACTTATGATAACATTTTTACGCTTGTCATAAAGATATAAAGTACCGATACTGTTCAAGTCCACAATTGGATCTTGACTTCTTACTAAATTCCACCCTTGCGCTTGATTCACATTGTCAAAAATATCTACTTTACCCAATTGCGAATCTTTCTTCGAAAGAACAATTAATTTTTGATCGGTCACTAAAATATTTTTTCCAAAATTATCACCGTTAGAAATAACACTGGGAGTTATTTTTTGAATAAATTCTAAACCAGATGTATTATCATAATTTACCAATAATTCGTATTCATAAACATTACCGGTATTGATAGTACGATCATAGAATGTAGTAGAATCTACATCAAATGTTGTCTCTTTATACTCAGCATCAAACGTTCTATATATGTCATTGAATCCGCCTTGTCCTGAAATTAAAATTTGATTTGCGTTTCTATTAACTTTTACCACTAAACCAAAAGATTGGTTATCGTAGGAATCTGGTTTGTATAATGTTTGTTGATGTTGAAAGACTAATAATCCTAATTTTTCTGCCGTTGGTGTTGTATTAGCAGTTACACCGGGCAATATAGTCAAGGGACGAAGCGATATTGACGGATCGTTAACAATTTTTAATCTATTACCACCAACAATAGAAACAGTAACACCAGTGATTTTATTTCCAATTTGGCTGACTACGTGTTGCAAGGTTGTGGCTGTAAATGTGATTTCCTGATCGTTGATTCTAATAGAATCGTTAACAGATACTACACTGTTAACATTTGCAATCACAGATCCTAATATTTCGTTATTGTTGATCGGAATATTAACAAATCTTGACACTATACCTTTATTGTATAGTGTAGTTGAGTACTCGGGCTGGCTTGCATACAAATTGCATCCAATACTGCATATATCTAATGCTTGTCCAAACTTAGAATTGTTCTGTACTAGATTAGCATTTATTTTTTGTATTGGTAACCAGCCGTTACTTTCAATTTCAACACGACTGGTCTTTTCGAAAGGAACATTAAATTTAATAGATGTGCCACTGGGTTTAGTAAAATCTGTAGTTAAAGTTTTATAATTTCCATCAACTCGAACGTCATAGAATAAGTTAGTTAAAGTTCTTACAGTATTAAAGGTATCCTGTCCAGACACACTAATAAATGCTTCTACTGTTCTATCAAATACATAAATTGATCCTGCTGAAGTAGATTTATTAGGTGCCGAAATAAACAATTGTCTTCCATCGCCAGTCAATCGAACACTGTCGCCAAATCTGTCTCCAACAACTCCGTCTGATGGTGTAATTGTTGTTTGTAACTTATAATAGGGACCATCCTCAATTATATAAAATGTCCCAGTTGTTGTTGGCGCAACTGTAAAGGTCAGTGTGGTTCCTGAAATAGTAAAATCAACACCAGGAAGTAAATATCGTTGATCGTTAAATCGATACAGCCTCAATGATTCTATATCACTGGGCGTCCAATCAACGGTATAGGTTGCCAATCCATTTGTAGATGTAAATTGCTGTTGGTGAGATGCGATATCGATTAATTTATAAACATATACAGTGTTATCTGCTGGACTTCCGACAGCAAGCCATTTTTTGTCTTCGCTGGCGCTAAGACTATACCCAAACTCGCTATGATTGTTTGCTCCAGTTATAATTTGATTTACATTATATCGATTAGTAAAATAATCGTAAACCGCAATATAGTTTCTATCAAATGTTGCCGGATTTGAATCATCGGTTTTACTGGAAACAAATAATCTTTGTTCAGCTTGTGTTAGGCTAAATCCAAAGTTAGTACTATTGGCAATCAATGGTGACAATGATTTATAATAGATATTATTAGGAATTGAGATATTATAGTATTCAACTATGGAATTTGATGTTGACGGTACCGAAACAGCAACAATACTTTGATCTCCAGATATTGTTGTAGTAGCTCCCCAATTATTGTCGGTCTTATTTCCATTAAAAGAAGATACCCAATTCCACGGTTTTATTTTTTCGTAAACACTCCATCCCGAAGAATTTTCTAAATAGACAATCGAACCGTCAGATAACGATTCTCCGATTACATCAGTTAATTTATTAAACTTCAAAGAAGATAATTTATATAAAATACCAGTTGATTCAAGAGTACCGGCCTCAGACAAATATAAAGATTGCAAATCGGTATTTCTTACTGTAAAGGCTGTATCACTATCTCGACTAATAATATGATACACTCCATCTAATAATGGATCGAAACCTTTAACAATAATAGTTTCTCCGACTGTTAAGTCGTTTTTGTCTGCTGTAGTAATCTGACAGGTATTATCTAACCCATAACCAATGGATTCAACTTGGTGATCTGTACCAATAACACGAAATATATTCCATTGTCCTGTAAAATCTTTTGCAGTCCAAACTGTATAACCAATACCAATATTGCTGATTAAAGAATTTAATTGTTCTGTGGATGTAGCCAAATCAAATACAACTGCGTCGACTTCGCTTTCCTTAATAAATCCAGCATTGGTTAAATCTTGATCATAAATTCCTGTTTGTGGATCTCTATTAACAAATAGCTTAGAATCAAAGTTTAACGGTGCATCATACAATTGATTAGGGAGATAAGATCTAAAGTTTTCAGTGGGAGTATCACCGGGTACAATAATTTCAACACCAAAAGGATCCCCGGTGTTTATTTTTTCCTCAACGATCATTTCTACTGTTTTTTGATTATCTACAGCTCCATAAGTTCCAACTCTAACAGCCCATTCTTCGGCAAAATCTATATCACCAGTGATTTTATTAAAGGTTGCTCGAGTTAAAGCTCGAACAGCATTGGCGGTTCCTTTTTCTCTAATAAATCCTTGATAAAATTTAACTTGAGTTTTAGCATCTAGAGAAAAATCGTCAAGGTATGGTCTATTTTTGAATCCGATTAAATTGTTACTGTATTCTTCTAAATCAATGTCATAGTAATCAGCATCAACATCGTAGATATTTAAAAATTTACGTGCATTTCCAGCAAAGTTAATTAATAATTCGGGAGTTGTACTGATATCAGTTTTTAAACTCCAGTACTCAAATTTAAAAGATTCGGAAGCCGGAATAAATTCTAAAGCACTATAAATTCTATTTTTAAATGTTACAAGATCACCTTTGAAATAATCTCGACCTTGACTCCATTCTTCTATTTCTCCGTTGTTAAACACAAAGCCAGGAGCATTTAGTCTACCAGTCCAGTTGCCCGATTTAACCCCAGATATTTTTAAACGGTATTGTCTATTACCTAGCTCAGGATTATAAATGACGTCATTGAATACTGTTTCGTTATCCAGTATCAAAACATGTTCATATTGCACCATTGCTAAATCAGCTAAACCAATGATTCTGTCATTGAGTGTTTGTATTTCAAAACTATCGTTATCTCGAATAACATCAAAGTTAATATTATCAATACCAGTGAAGTTTTGATCTAGCAGTCTCGATCCTGTCCATTTTCCATTGATTTCATCAACAGTTGAATTGTTATCGATTAGTGTAAGTTTTCCAACACAGGGACTTAATACAATGACACTATTTTCTCCCCAACCCTGTTCGCTCCAGGTTAAGAATTCGCTTGCACTTAATATCCAATCTCGAGCACGTTTTAAATCTTCATCAAATTCATTAAATGTAAATCCTAAACTTATAAGATATCGTTGATAGCTCACTAAGAAATCAACTAATTGTTGTCGATTTTGAAATTCAAATCCGTAAGGTATAGTTAGATATATTGACTGAAAATCTTGATATACCTTTGCAGTTTTTTCTATTCCACGAATAATTGTGTACTCATTACTGACTCGACTCGGTACAATTATAAAATAAGGACTATTGTAGTCGTAGCCTTCTACTGTATAACCGGTTGGGGTTTTTTTAACAATAACTGAACTATAACTAGCTCTACGATTAGGTGCAGATTTGTGTAGATATAATTGATAATTTTCTTCGGGTATTATGATAGAATCATTGGTACTTCCGGGACTGGTTTGTTCTACATAAATTTTTAAATTCTTTTTATCCGAGAATCCAGCCAATCGATATCCTAATCGTACATCAACACTGTTAATTAAATCTTTAAGATAAGTTGACCCAGAAATGCCCTGCCCAGTTAAATAGTCAGATATAAAATTAGTATACCCGGCAATTCGATTAATATTACCACTGCTGTCTAATCCATTTATTAACAGTTGTTCTGGACGTAAACGATCTTTAGAATTGTCAAATAATATCTGGTCTAGATCATTATCGTAAAAATATCGACGATTATCAATTAACAAACTAAAATATTCTGCCGGTCTGGTTAATGCTAATGCTAATTGTACAGCATAAGGAAAATCACTGCTCAATCTCCAAGCAGTTTCAACTGGTCCGTGGTCTCCTACTGCCCAAACTGCTGATGTACTAGTTGAATTTAAAGATTGAATTAAAAATTGATTAGGTGATTTAAGTTCACCAAACTCGTTAACTGGGATACAATTAGAAAGTCCAGGACGAGCAAATCTTAGATCAATGCCGGCACGATCTCCACTTTTTATAAGTCCTTGTTCGAGATCGTCCCATAATACTTTATTGCCACCAGTATACGGTGCCGGTCCGTATGTGTCTTCCCACCAAGAAGGTTTAACACTGAACCCTAACATTTCCCAGGGATGTGTATTGGGTCTATCAGTATCGTATAAGTAATGAAATATACCTCTCCAATGCCCAGGCAAGAGTTCGCCGTCAAATATACTTCCTGAACGTTTATAATTCCATGTACGGCCATTACTATTTTCGTAAGTCAGATTATTAACATAATCAACTTGATTTGATCCTAGCCATTTTAAAAATGATTTTGATAATACACGATCATATTCGTCTAGAGAGTAAATATTTTCTCTAAACTTGCCAGGTTTAATATTATGCAATACCGATCGTACATCTTCGTCAAATTTAGTTTTAATATTATTGAAAATTCTTAATTCTAATTCCAATAACATTTGATCTCTATAATCATTGAAACAAGGAGTTATACTACCATCATGCCCTTGGATAACACGGGTAGGAGTTATGTATCGATCATCGATATAAATTTTTGGATCAAATTTTGGATATATACCTAACTTGGATGGTGTTTCAGGAATATAGTTTCCGTCAGTATTATTATAATCTACTATCTTAATTTCGTCATCGAGACTAACTGCAAAGTTATCAGCTAATACGATTGATGGTATAGTCTGCGAGAAAGAATAATCTATATCTTTTCTTAATTGTATTCCATTACGATATACCAATACTGCACGATTACTACTTATTTGATCATTGAAAATTGTTTCAATGTAATAGTTACGAATATCAACGTCAAGTACACGATATACAAATTCGTTATAATCTTTGCCAAACGGAACCATATCGCTGTAGTACCAAGGACTATCTAAGTTTTTAGACGAGTTAATAATTTCTAGTACTTGATCAACTGCATTGACGATTTGATTTTTGCTTTGAACATTGATTTTAGCTGCATGTTCTAAAAATCTATTTTTAAATTTACTGTATTCCCTTTGAGCATAATGAATAGCATCAACAAAATTAGCTCTATCGTGTGTTAAAAATAAGTTAGCATAGACCAACGGCGATGCATGTTGTAAAATAGTTCCGCCAATGTTTTTATAATTTAAATCTTTTGAATTATTACTGCCTAGTTCGATCCCAGACAAATCGTTTAGTTCAGAAAATATCTGTCGAGTATGATTTCTAATTTGTCCTAATGTAATATATTCAAAATCTTTGTTTAATGGATTAATTTCTAAATTTTTGGGGATTTGATAAAATGCTTTAACGTCGTAATTATTACTGTAAATTAAAACATCTAATTTAGATCCAGTATTTAAAGGTGTTGGGAATGTTATCAATGTTGAATTGCTAATTAACAAATCATATTGATCAGAATTTTTTAAAATACCATCAACATAAACTTTTAAATTTGTTTCTAATTGCGATTGATCGGTCGGTGTTAATTTAAAACTAAATGCACTGGTATTGCCATCGGCGTAAACAGTATATTGCTGATATTGTTTAGTTAAGCTATTAACAGTGGTCCAAATATTTGTCTTTACTCGATCAGTACGAGTATTGTTTTTAACTAAAAACCCTGATGCAACTCTTTTATCAACGAACTTTTGATTTTCCAAATATTGGAAAGATTCCAATTCGTAATGGTTAGAAAACTCAATATCGCCTATATTATTAATCGATTTATAAGAAAGTGGAAAACCCAATACAGTATCGTTAACACCGGTTCCGACTTTGTAACCAAATAGTCGTGTTCCAGAAAACGACGACAAAGATAATTCCGAAAAACTATTAAAATTATTATCAACTACATCAAATAATGGTAATTGATTGGTTGAGGTTTTAATTTGTGCTTGTGTCCAATCATCACCAAGTAGATAAAAGTTTTTATCTTTATGATCACCATCAATGATTTTTATATTTTGATGATCTAACGCCGTCAGATAAGGAGATAAAAGCACAGTAGGAACACTGTTTAAAGTAACCACAGTGATTAAGTAAATCGTTTTTCTGACTTCCGGATTAATATCATTGCTGAATATAATCTTTTTTCCGGTGGTTAAAGTTTTTCCCTGATAACTAAGATTGGTTCTTCCTGCAAAATTAGTTGTAATTTCAGTGCCAAATGCATCAGTTTGAGAGGTGTCAAAAAAATCAACATCGCCGATAAACTCTCTTCCGAAATTAAATAGTTGTAAATCAGGCTCAAACTCAATGATTGGTCGACGAGCACGATAATTTTGATTGTAAATCGGCGCTGTC